CAAGTGCATCAATACCTTTGTCTATTGGTAGAGGAAACAATACAAACATAAATGGATATGTCGGGGATATGCGCATTGTTAAAGGAACTGCTATTTATAGCGGCTCTACGTACACTGTTCCAACAGCGCCATTAACTTCTGTTGCGAATACAAAATTGCTGCTCAATACAACCAACGCTGCAATTACCGACAACGCAATGATGAACAACTTAGAAACTGTGGGCAATGCTCAGATTTCTACAAGCGTGAAGAAGTATGGTACTGGGTCAATGGCGTTTGATGGTACTGGTGATTATTTATCTATACCAGACAATCAGGCTTTTAACTTTGCTGGCGACTTTACTATTGAGTTTTGGATGTACGCAAACTCAGTTACTGGTTCAATAGGTGTACTTGGAAAAAGGGCATCCGAGACTAACTACGCGCCATTTGTTATGGAGTTTGGTAGCAGCACATTGCAACTGTATTTGTCCACTAGTGGTAGCTCATGGGCTGTAAGCGCATTGTCAACAGCAACATTGTCAACAGCAACGTGGTATCACATTGCAGTAGTTCGTAGTGGGTCTACAGTTTATTTATTTGTCAACGGAACATCTGTCGGCTCAACTGGAACCGCTTCTGGTTCTTTAATGATAAACACTTCACCAATAACAATTGGCAGAACTGCCGTATCGCCAACAGCCGCCGACTTTAATGGATATATAGACGACATTCGAATCAGCAAGTTTGCCCGTTACACATCTAACTTTACTGCCCCAACTGCGGCATTATCAGACTCAGGCCCATACTAAGGAAGCATCATGGAAATTGCAATCACAAAAGACGGCGTAATTGTTACAGGCAATTACAAAGAGTTATTCCCAAACACATCGTTTTCTAGCAATGGCCCTAGCAATGAGTGGCTTGCTGAACAAGGCGCTAAGAAGGTCAACCGCTTCAAGTCTTACGATGCTATGACTCAAAAGCTAGTCCCTTGCGGTGCTTATGACGATGGTGAGTTTGTCAGCGTTGTGGAAGTTCAGTCTTTGACAGCAGAAGAAATCCAAAAAGCTAAAGACTCAGCTATGGCTCAGTTGCGTGGGACTCGTAATAACTTGTTGACTCAATGCGATTGGACACAGATTCCTGATTGCTCAATCCCTAAAAAGACTGAATGGGCAACATACCGTCAGGCTTTGAGAGACTTCCCTGAAACTGTAACTGACGCTCGATTGTCGGTTGAGTGGCCTCGTAGCCCTGATTGGATTGAATTTCCACAAATGGGGTAATGTATGAATACCATTGACGCAACGGATGCTCGCTTGACAACTCACGAAGAAATTTGTTCGCTGCGATACGAGAAGATTAACGAGTCCTTGCAAAAGGGCGAGCTACGCATGACCAAGTTGGAATATTTGATTTATGCGGTGCTTGTTGTTGTGTTGCTTGGTCCTGGCGTTGGGGCAGAGTTCTTTAAGAAGTTGCTAGGCATATGATGTGGACCCAATCAGTCTCCTACTCATGGCTCAGAGTGCGGTCAGTGCTATCCGCGCTGGTTGTCAAATGCTATCTGAAGGCAAAGCCGAGATTGGAAAGTTTAAGAAGCAAGTTGAAGGCGGCGTGGCTGATGCTAAAGCCATCTTCAAAGAAGTCACAGGAATCTGGGGTTGGGCTAAAGGATTGTTCTCCCCCAAGCCAAGAGCCGCAGAAGTTATCCCCAGAGCAGATAAACCAACTGCCCCTGCCGCCAAAAAGAAAACCAAAGAGCCAGAGCCAGAACTCAGCTACGAAGAATTCCAAGCCAGAGCCGTCCACGAAATCTGCGAAAACCTCAAAGTCTACTTTGAAGCAATCAGACACCTCAAAGCCCACTGCCGAGAGTTAGAGGAAGCAGCGTTAACGACAGAAAAGGTTGCGGATAGTGCCATTGATCGTATTGAGATGCAGTGGCAAATGAAGGAGCTAAACAAGCAGCTCAAGCAGGCCATGATTTATGGCACACCAGAGGAGTTAGGGCTTGGGTCAATGTACAAAGAGTTTCTTGCAAAGTATGACGAGATTCTTGAGGAGCAAGAAGTTGCCCGTGAGTTGAAACGCAAGAAAGAGCGAGATACTGCATGGCAACACGAACACCGTCAAGAGATACTGGTCAGCAAGCTAATGTACGCAACGGTAGTGGGGTTCGCCCTGCTGGAAGCGATATTACTGTATTCAGCACTATGAAGGAATTTTGGTTATGGGTAACAGTAGTGACGCTAATCATCTTGTGCTTGATGATTTTGTCATTTGCCATTCTCCATACAAATGTGCAGATCAAGAAAGTTGATGCGCTATTGATGCGCTTGGAAGAAAAGGAAAAGAAACGTGAAACGATTAGCCGTGACCCTCCTCCTCTTGAGTAGCCTAACTGCTTGTGAAGACCGCTATCGGTACATTTGCCAAAACCCTGACAAGTTTGGATTGCCAGAATGTCAAAAGCCCCGTTGTCTGTTTACGCAGACCTGTCCTGAGTATCTAGTTGCCCCTGTATTGGAGAAGAAAATTGATTCACCAGCACCCGCCGCATCGTCTGACCGCTGAAGAAATTGAGTCCTATGTTTGGGGCTTTGTTGTCGTAGTGGTTACCCTTATCCTTGCAGGGATTGTTTTCTCCCTGCTTTACTCTGTCACCTTTGTTACACAGCCAATTAAGTCGATGGCCCCCATTGATGCGGCATACACCAAGATGCTGAACGATATTGTTTTGCTAGTGGTTGGGGGAATCGGTGGCGTGATGAGCAAGAAAGGTGTCCAAGCCTTTACGCACTCAGCCTCAAAGGTTGAGCCGCCAAAGGTAGATACGCCCCCAAAGCCGTCTGACCCATCGGGTGCTTTGCCTGTATGGGTCAACCCTGCTTTAGATGAGTCTTGGACTCCACCACCTCCACCCACAACGCCACCAGAGCATCTAGAGTCTGATGATGTGCGCGAGGAAATTGCAGCAGCAAGGGCAGGTGAAAGATGATAAATCCTTGGATGATTATTGGCGTTATCTGCCTTGTTGCAGGGACGTATAAATACGGCTCTTATTCTGGTTACAAAGAGCGCGATGCAGAGATGCAGCAAGAGATTTCTAGGCTTAACGAAGAATCTCGCGTTAAAGAGCAAAAGCTATCTGAAAACTTAAACCAAACATCTTCACAACTGAAAGAGGCTAACGATGTTGTCAATCAAAAACAAACTGCTTTGGACGTTGCCATTCGTGCTGGCAGGGTGCGCTTCCCAACCTCAAGTTGCGTACAAGCCGCCACAAATACCGCCACTGCCAGCGGGAATAACGGCGAAGCAAGCGAATCTGAGCGAGAGACTCTCCGACTTATTGCTCAACTCGCAGCCGAAGGCGACAGAGCCATCAACGAACTTAACGCCTGTATCGCCGTCTACAACCAAGTAAGGGACACGATCAATGGTAACCGCTGAACAACTAGCCAAACTCCATATTGGCTCTGAATGGGTTGATGCGCTTAACGAAACCTTTGAGCGTTTTGCAATCACTACACCGCGCCAGCAAGCTGCTTTCATAGGGCAGTGTGGCCATGAATGTGGCAACTTTCGAATCCTAAAAGAAAACCTTAATTACCGCGCTGAGACACTCTGCAAGCTGTGGCCAAGACGTTTCCCAACATTAGAGTTTGCAAAGCAGTACGAAAAGAATCCTAAGAAGATTGCTAACAGCGTTTACGCCAATCGTATGGGCAACAGGGACGAGGCTTCAGGTGATGGCTTTCGTTTTTCTGGAAAAGGTTGTATTCAATTAACTGGCCATGCAAACTACTTTCACGCTTCTAAAGCATTGGGCGTTGACTTTGTGATGGAGCCAGACTTGGTAGCTACGCCTAAGTACGCAGCGTTAACGGCTGGATGGTTTTGGTCAACGCATGGTTGCAACGATATTGCAGAGCGCGGCGATTGGGTGATGCTTACAAAGAAAATCAATGGTGGCACGATTGGTCTTGATGACCGTATTAAACACACCAATGAAGCTCTAGCTGTGCTTTCATAATTATTTCATACTGTGAATGTGTAATACGCTTATGAAAATCAAGCGTGTAGACATTCGCCATTCCAGAATACAGAATGAACTGACGGTGCTTCAAAAGAAGTGCCTGCCAGGTGACACGCCTTACGACACTAATTATGGATACTGGTGGATAGTCTATGACGCACTTAATCTGCCGTGTGCTTTTGCTGGTCTTGTTTCCAGTATGCGTTGGCTTGATACTGGTTACCTGTGTCGTGCAGGCGTTCTATCTGGTTATCGTGGACACGGAATTCAGAAAAGACTTATTCGCGCGCGGATTCGCCAAGCCAAAGCATTAGGCTGGAACTGGCTGATTACCGATACATATCTAAACCCTGCCTCCTCAAATAGTTTGATCGCTTGCGGTTTCAAACTATATGAGCCGTTGAAACCTTGGGGTGTTAAAGAAACCCTGTACTGGCGACTTAACTTAAAGGATTGATATGCCGCAGCCGTTATGTAGCGAAAATGAGTTTATAGAACTGTGGGAAGTCCATGCTTCTACTAAAAAACTAGCGGAGATTCTTAACACTTCTGAAAGAAAAGTGAACGCTAGACGCAGACGCATAGAAGAACGGCTAAAAATAAACTTAGACGTTCACCCTTCTTTGCAAAAATACAATCACACCATTGCAAGTCAGGCAAGCAGGAATACAGCAAGGACGCACCTCGGAGTAGAAAATGGAACTGTCATTGTTTTCAGTGATTCACATTTTTGGCCAGGTATTCACACTACTGCTTATCGTGGTCTGTTATGGGCTATTAAGGAACTGCAACCGAAGGCAGTTATTGCTAATGGGGACGTTTTTGACGGTGCTTCCATTAGCCGTCATCCTCGCATTGGGTGGGACTCAACTCCTTCTGTCATTCAGGAATTAAAAGCCTGTGAGCTGGCGCTTGGTGAGATCGAAGAAGCCGCAAAGAAAGCCCGACACAATGTCCAGTTGGTGTGGACGCTTGGCAACCATGATGCTAGATTTGAGAACCGACTAGCAGCCAATGCGCCTCAGTACGAACAGGTTAAAGGGTTTTCCCTTAAAGACCACTTCCCTGCGTGGAAACCCTGTTGGTCATGTTGGGTGACTGAAGATGTGGTCGTTAA